AAACCTATTATCCTGTGAGACGTTACCCTGTACGTTCTTTCTTTGGTCAGGTATTTGTACTGATTTAAGTATTCTTTCTTCTGCTTGTAAAATTATATTGTTTAAATTGTTTACAAAAGTTGTTTCATCAGTCTCTAAATAATCCTGTACAGCAGTTTTTAGTGTTGCTAATGTAAAACTCATGATGTAGATATTGTAACTGTACCTAATGCACTTGTCATGCTATCAGGTGTGGTTAATTTTTTACCTATGATACCTAAATCATAGTTTGTATAAACAGTAAATATTGTTGGCGATACACTTGTATCAGGTCTTGGTTCTCTTACAGCTTGTGGGTCAATTTTATTGGTTCTAGGCTCTAGTTGTGGATGTTTTGTTTCATAACACTCAGGACAAGTCTTTAAACCGTTCCATTCTTTTTTAAGCTCTCTTAAACCGTATCTAAAACCACACCTGTCGCAAATTGCATAAGCGTTTTTATTAGAAGCAAAAGCCATTATGCTATGTTGTAATGTGCTATATCAGGAGTGATACTAAATGATGCTCTGTCTTCGTCTGCATCTAAAGCTCTTTGGAACTCTTCTTCGTATATTTGTTTAAGTAATCCAGTGCGTTCAGGACTTTTTTTAATTGATATGTAATATGCAAGACCTGCTGCTAAACATGGATAAAACCTAAAAGGTAGCTGTAAAGTATCGGTAGCTGCATCTACATCATCCATTCTAGTAAGAACATTTAGATGCACCGTATAGGTACTAGATTTATCAGGAGTTGGATAAACGCTTATTGTTGGTGATATTTGTTTGTCTACAAAGAACTGCAAAGGCGTACCTGTCGTTGACTTGTTTGGCACAGAGGAGTATTCGCTTCTTGATAGCCTTGTCATTTGTATATCTGAGTTTTCGGAGTTTATGGTTTGTCTCATAAAAGCATCTAGCACATCAATTGCTGCAGTGCTGTTTGTTGAGTCAACATTATAAGATGTTGTACCTGCAACCATAGAAATTGTTTTTTCTTGTATAGTCCATTGGTTTAAACCACGATTTGCCCATTCAGCTAGTAATAAATTTAAACTTCTTCTAGCTGTTTTAAGGTCGTAAGCTGTCCTTAGCTCTAAGCCACATCGTTCAAATGCCTCTTCAATATAATCAGCGACATCTAATTCAAAGTTTTTTGAACCTGATACTGCCATAATTTACTTCTTAGCTTTTCCGCCTCTGCCTAGTTTTTTAACGCCTGCTTTAGCCACGCCACCAAACTTTTTCTTCATTACGCCTGATTTACCGCCGCCTTTCAATTTCATGACACCAGACTTAGGCGCACCGCCCATGCCTACCTTAACAACGCCTGACTTCATAGTAGCATCACCACCACCTGCCATTTTGACAACACTGCTGTTTTTCATGGATTTTGCGATTTCAGACTTATCTGCGTTAGACAAGCTTCCTACTAATTTTTTTAAACCTTTTAATGATTTCTTTGCCATCATTTACTCCTTCTATTTAGAATGTTTTGGAAATCTTCTTGATTCCAATTATTATAATAACCTATTTTTTCCAATCTTTCAGATGCTTTGTTCAATTCATCCAACCTTTGCATAAATAACATATTGTAGCTTTCTTCAAAGTGTGGCTCAAAATGTTCTTGTACAACAACATCCTTTTCATCATGGTCTTGATGAAAACCCATTACCCATAGATTTATTGGATTCAAAAAAGTATTTAGCATAGATATTCTACTGTCAAAATGAAAAACATCCATATCCATGTTTGTGTCACAATATATAACTACGTCCTTATCTTTTGGAAAATCTTTACTAATATCAGTCAGGTCAGTCCAGTAAATACATTCTGATAAAACAATGTCTACTTTTTCGGTCTCCCACGTTTTTTTGGCAAAAGGACAAACTGGAGTCTCTGTTTCTAATACTTCTTTTGACCAGTCTCTTATTTCTTTTTTGATTGCTTGATGAGATATCATTTTGTAAATGTTTTTACATTTGTTGGTTTGCCACCAACACCTTGCTTTTTTGACCTTTTTCTTTTGACTGCTGATTTAATTTCTGACTTAGACATGCGATTAGCTACAGCTTTAGGAACACATTTTGGATATTTTCTTTTTGAGCCTTTGGTTTTTTTTCTACCACATTTGTTGAAACCACCACCTTTTTTGGGAGAGCCTATGTCTACCCAATCTTCTTTAAACCATTTGTTTAGACCCATTATCTATTACGCATTTTGGTTTTTTTTCTACGTGGCTCCATTACAGCACCACAACCACGAGCAATAAAACCACCGTTTGCTGCCTTAATTACACCACCTTTTGCAGCTTTTTTGGCACCTTTGTACTTGCCACCTCTTTTTTTGTATTCTTTTACAAGCCATGCATTAGCATAAGCAGATGGGTAAACATCAAACTTTGCTTTAGCTGCTGCTTTAACTCTGCTGTATAAGCTTGGATTTGCTACATTACTTGGTGCACTGGTACTGCCACCTTTTTTTAATTTAATTGTTTCTAATGTTTTAGCCTGTTTGGCATGTAGATTACTAGCTTTTTTAAGAGCTTTGGAAACTTTTTTTATTTTCTTTTTTGCATTTTTTTTAACAAACATTTAACACTTCCACCTTCTTCTTGCTTGCCTAATCCTTGAATTAGGGTTATTTCTAGTCTTAGCAGAGCTACGTTTTAGTTGTCCTAGAGACCTAGCACAATAAGACTTACGTCTTTTTGCAGCTTTGCTACCTTTTTTAACTTTACCTGTTACGGCTGTTTTTAATTTAGAACCGGGGTTGGCTTTTCTATAAGCTTTTACGCCTTTCTTGGTCATTCCCGCCCCACTTTTAGTAGGACGGTAATTTCCACCTTTACCAGTTGTTCGCTTTATAGGTTTGGCTTTCTTCCTAGGTTTTTTTGCTGCCATTCATTAATAATTCTTATTCAAGACCAAAATAATTGAATAAGTATCACCACTAGAGTGTCCTACAGTTGTTAAATCTATATCACCTGTCACGCCACTACCTGCATTATTAGGTATGCCAGTAAACAAGTCATAGTATTCATCACCTGTACTATCAGCAGGTAAACCAGTCAATAACACATTAGTGGTAGCATCAAATTCTAAATTTACACCCATGCCTCTTGTTGCCCAATAAATACGTGCAACAGAAACAGAAGTACATGCTTCACCTCTGTGATTTGCCTCTAAAGCCGATACATCAACCTTCTTGACAGCACTTTCTCCTGTGCCATCAGATACATTGGTAAATTTCAAGACGGCTGTTGTTTGACCATCCTGAATTGTTTGTGAGGTTACTGCGTCTGCCATAGTTTACTCCTTATGATGCGATATCGTAGCCAGTTATCTCAATTAAGAAACGACCTGCTGTATAAGCTGCATGACCTGTACCTTGACCTACAAGATATAAGTATTGGTCTGCTGCAATGTCTCCACCTGCTACCATAGTACCTGCTGAAGCTGCACCTGCATTTATAATTTGTGTTTCTGTTAAATCACCAATGGCTGTGTCATTAACACCTGTGCCTTCAGTAGCAGAAAATAAATCTATATCTGTACCACCACCTGCAGGAGTTTCTAAACAAGTCATCGTTACTCCAAAAACAGTTCCTTGGTTTACAGTAGTAACCTGACCAATGTAAGCAACACCTGAACCATCTTTACCAATAATGTCACCTGCTGTGCCACCATCTCTTAAACCTGTTAAATCAATCATAATTTTTGTTTTAACAATGTTTACATTTGTGTCTGTATCACTTTTAAGGCGTTCTACTTGTGTTATATAAACTGCTGCTGTGCCTTCTATACCTGCACTGCCTACAGCTTCTGCTGACATTTTACTGCCACTTGTTACTGTTACTACGCCAGTCGTAGCGTTTTTTGAAATAGTTTCAAAACCATTTTCGGACCTAACTGGACCGCTGAATGTTGAATTTGCCATAATTTCCTCCTAAGGAAATAGGTTTTATCATCTTGGCTTGTCTGCTAGGTCAGTTGATAAAACATGTTAATTATCCTAGTCCTTTGATTGTATATTAGTTTAAACAATAAAAAAAGGGAGCTAATGCTCCCTTTATTGGTTTGAAGAACCTTAAGCTCCTTGAGAGCCAAAAACTCCACGCCAGTTAGAGACACCAAATGAGTATCTTTCTCTAGCTCTGTACCTAATG